CTTCGACTTCAAGATTTAGAAAAATTGGAATCGTAAGTAAGGATTTAGTTGTTGAGCCGCAGGGTACTGGTAACGAATTTATAGGAGACAGCGGTGTTGGCGATCAATCAATTGGAGTTGGCGAAGGATTTTTCCCCTTAACGCAAGTTGCAATTGCAACTATTAAAAACAACAGGCCAGCATTTATTACTGAGATTGGGCTTAAGAGCACTGTATTCCAGCGCTTAAACGGGTTGTGCAATTTTCAAAATCTGCCTTCTACTGGAGAAGTAAAAAATTCTGAAGAGGAAAACATTCAAATTAATAATGGAACGATAAGCGCAACAATTCGTCGATCTTCAATGTTTAGGATTTATATCAGAGACGCCAGGGACAATGGATCAACTTTTCAACCGTTTAGTCAAAATCTTATCTTTGTCGTCCAAGGTCAAAGCCCAAGCGCTCAATATAATTACATAAAATTTATCAATGAAGATCAGCAGCAACGCCAGCTTGAGTTTAAATTTGTGCCCTTTCCATGCTCTGAGTTTAGAGCAATTGCAGATACGGACAGATCATTTACATTTGTTGTTCTAGACCAATCAACAAGCACCGCTAACGCTGCTGAGCCCAATACGGTCACGCTAGGCCCTAGAACGCTCACTAATGGGCTTACACTCCAAATAAAAGTTTCTGGCAGAAGCTTTACCGATAAGAGAGGACTTAAAGGCAATAATGAGTTCAAAAAAGGGCCTAAAACAATTGCTGCTGTTGAAGAACCTACATATCCAGATGGAGTTATTTTTCATTCTGCTTCTCCTCTCGTAGCAGTAGGAAACATTGCAGAGGTTGGTGAAATTTTATCAAGAGTGCCCGCAGGACGAAACATTGCAAATGAAGGCATCACTCAAGGCAAATTGTCTGCTTTTTTCTATGCAATTGCCGGAAGTGCCAGCACCTCAAACGTAAGGAATGGAAGGTATCTTTCTATACAGACAGTCGAATACATAGACGGCCAGCAAGGCAAATGGCTTCATTTGCGATGGAGACTTAGAAAAGTAGTAAATGACAGTGGGCTAGCGCCGGGTGAAACTCATCGCTGGGCATTTGACGACAGTGACGGTGACTCAATAGTTACTATTTTGGGCAGCGGTGGGGGGTTTTCTACTGGAGAGATAATTGAAGTGAAGAGAGGATCTGAAGGCACTGATGTTGCAAGCGGTCAGTCAAGTTATCCAAACACAAACCCTTTTGTTAACAACCATCCTGATGGAACAATGACATTTTCAGGCATGAGGTTTGTGGTAAGGGCAGTTACTAAAGACGTAGATTTAGCTGCTAGATCGCAAGCATGGCGGTATGAAGTTTTTGGGGCGGTAGACCGTGACACAGGCGAAACTAAAACTGTTTCAGGGTTTGTTTTCAACAAAGGCTTGAAAAAAATTACTGTTGATCTAACAGCCACAGTCACAAGATTTAAGGCTCCAATTGTCGGTCAGTATTTTGGCTGGACAATTGGCAAGGTGACTCAAGTTTCTGAAGGAACAGCCACGTCAGTTGGTGAATGGGAAGTCGGTGAAACATTTTCGGACAATCGGGCTGTAAGCAGTAATAATCCATTTCGGACTGTGTATAACGTTGTTGGACAAAATTATGAAATTAGCAGCGTAAAATTAGAACGAACCACTGATCCTGTTACCAGCTCAGAGCTAGATTTTGCAGAGCAATCGCAAGTTTCAGACATCAGCGCTTATCGCAATTTTGTTGAAAAATCAAATAGTACAGCGCCTGAGCATGAAATTGTTTACATCAACGAAGTGCAAATAAATGACAGTGAAGCCAACATGTTTAACTTAACCCTTGCTGGATTTTCACTTAAAGCAGGGCGTAATTTTACCGCTCTTGATCAAATGCGAGTGTGGCTAAAGAATGGAATACCAGTGGAGCGGTTGCACCCAACAGTTAAAACTCCTGGCTCTTTTTATGGAGACACTGCAGAGTTTGGCCCTAGCAATTTGCTGACAGACCTGATGTATTTTATGTTTACGGATCAGACCGCTGGAGCGGGTGGTTTGCTGGGAATGGACGGCAGTAGAAGTTACATGGTCGAAAGAAGCGATTTGGTGCTGACTTCTAAGTTTCTTGTAAAAAACAATTTGTTCTTTAATGGTCCAATCGTTGAACGTACCAATTTACGGCAGTTCTTCAGTGATATTGCGCCGAGTTTCTTATGTAATTTTTCAATAGTCAATGGCAAGTTCTCGTTAAAACCTGCTTTTCCGGTTAATGACGATGGGACTATAAAGATAGGCTCTATTGAGCCAGAAGCTTTTTTCACTGCCGGAAACATTCTTGAGGACAGCTACAAAATTGAGTACCTTGGAGCGGAAGAGCGTCGTGCTTTTAAGGCTGTTGTTCGGTATAGGCAAGAACGCGCCAATCAATTACCAGAAGAGGCAGTTGTCGAAGTAAAAGGAATTGATGGTACTGGCATCTATTCTTCTCCTGGTACTAGCTTGCTGCCTCAGGAAGAGTTTGATTTAACGCAGTTTTGCACGTCAAAAGATCACGCGGTTTTAGTAGCAAAGTATTTCTTGGCTCTAAGGGCTTATGTGACTCATACAATAAACTTTTCTACGACAGCAGAAGGACTAAATATTGGCGCTGGATCTTTTATTAAAGTAACGACAGAAGCAACTCCTTACAACTCTGCAAACACCGGAACTGTTGATGCTGCTGGAGTTATTACAAGCGTGCGAGATATGCCAGACGATAGATATTCTGTTACTTATTTTAGATCAGGAGACGGAGAAGTTGAGACCGGCACCTTAATAGTTTCAGGAGGCAAAGTAAATGACTCTGTATATCACAATATTTTATTTACTGTTACAGCTAGCGAAGTGTCTCAAAACATCTACGTTGTTGAGCAGTTGACTTTTACTCAAGACGGTATTGTCGATATTGTTGCTTCTGAGTACCCTTGCGACAGTGAGCAGCGAAGTAAAATTGCTTCAGCTGTACTAAGCTTTGATGACGCAGGCTGGAGCGTTCAGTCATGACCTTCCCTATTACTAAAACGAACGGTGGCGACTTAGTGCCAAGCGCTCGCTCTTTTGAGTCAGGTGACTATCCAGTCAAAACTTACAAGGCTCAAAACGGTGCTGAGCACAGGATTTTGTATGGCAGCAATCGCACAAATATGAAGCTGTCGCTTACCTATGCAAACATTCAAGATGCTGATGCCGAGTTGTTTTTAGACCATTACGACTTGGTTCAAGGCACGTTCCAGACTTTTGCTCTTGGGAACATCAATGGATTCAACCCAACTCGTGGTGGCTGGGAAGGCAACAAAGACGCTTTAGGCGCTCAAACCCATGGCAACAACTACCGCTATGAAGGACCACCGCAGGTGGCACAGGTAGCTTCTGGGCGTAGCACTGTTACAGTGAATCTGATTGGCGTGCTCTGATGGCTTACTTCACTGGCGCTACCGGCAAGCTGTTTTTAAATAACACGACCAACAACAGCGATCCTGGCACTGAGATTGCTGCTGTGCAGAATTGGAGCGTTAGTTCATCGGTATCGTTAATTAGCACAAAAACTTTAAGTCAAACAGATGATGTTTTTACCCCTGTAGGAAGATCAACGACCGGCAGCTGTCGGATTTTGTACTACCAAGAAAATTTAGGGTTAAAAAACTCTAGCAATAGTGCAAGCACTTTTTTAAACAAGGTGCTTAAACAACGCGACAGCGCAGCTGACATTCTCAATGGCGCATCACTAGATCAAAATGATTCGGACGTTCCATCAAAAACGTTTCGGATTCGTTTAAAAATTGACGACGGAACAACCAATGGCAAATTCATTGACATGAGAGTCTTTATCACAAATGTTTCTCTGTCAATGTCTGTTGGTGATGTTGTAGCGGCAGATATTCAATTCCAGTGCCAAGGCGCTCCAGTTGTGGTTGACATCTAATGAGCATTTACCTTGGAACGCATGGCAAAGTTGAACTACGTCGAGAGTTCGACGGGAATGACATCTTTTCAACGGTAAACGTTAGCGACGTCAATGTAACGCGAAAGCGTTTAAGTTTTGATTTTAAACTTGGTCAGCTTATAACTGGTGACCAGGTCGAAATCACGAGCACCAACAGTGCTGCTCTTTCTTTTTTCAACAGTTACACGAAAACAGGCATCAAAAGATTTATCAATGTTGATGCACTTGGCGGAATAAGGTTTTACACGACGTTTGCTAATGCAGTGAATGGTGGAGCGGCAAATGCTGAAACTTTGGCAGCTCCTGGATCAGCCGTTCCAATCAAAGTTGTTGTGCAAAACTCTGACTTTCGTGTCATTGCACAGGTAAACAGCTTTGAGCTAAACACTCAGAGAGAAGTTATTGATACAACAAATTTATCCGATAGTTTTCGCAGTCAAGTTAGCTCGTTGATGTCTGGCTCGGGGAACATGAGTTGTTTCTGGGAGTACACAGGAGAAACCGTGCAAGACTTGCCAATGTATCTCTTACAGCTAATACTCCGTACAAAAGTTGGCAGTCAATTTAGGGCAAAATTTTATTTAAAATCAAGCGGTCATAATCCAAGTGGTGTTGCCGCTAACTCAAATGATGAGATTTTTTATGAGTTTGATGGTGTGCTAACTGCTTGCGCTTCGCAGTTCAGTCCGTCGTCAACGGTTCAGTTCACTGCTGATTTTGTATCAACTGGTGAAATTGCGCTGAAAGTAGACCTTGAGCCTACTGCAAAGGTCTTGCAGGAAAACAGCGACGACATACTCTTGGATCAGGACGGCACAGCTAAGCTGTTGCTTGAAAGCTCAGACATCTAAGCCTTGGAGGCTAGTCAACAATGGCCGATCTTAAAATCAGCGATCTTTCAGCTTTGTCTGGTGGCGACTTGGTTGCTGCTGATGAGCTTGCCATTGTCGATGACTCAGCAAGTGAAACCAAGAAAATTACGGTTTCAAACCTGATTGCAAACGGTGTCACGCTAATCAGTGATGACGCAATCCCTGGGGCCAAGATTTTATTTGGTGCGGGGGACATCGCTACAGCAGCACTTGCTGACTCTGCTGTCACAACAGCAAAGATTGGTGCGGACCAAGTAACGGCAGCAAAAATTGCTGACAACACGATTGTCAATCTTGTTTCAACGCTACCTACTTCTGGTGATTACACAGGTCAGCTTGCTTTAGATACTGATGATAATTCTTTGTATGTCTACAGCGGCAGTGCATGGTTAAACACTAAAGCGCCAGGTTCTGTTAATGCCTTCACTGACACGACGTCAGGCATTATCAATATCAGCACGGCTGTAAGCAGTGGAACGGCAACTGTTACAGCTTCAATTGATAATACCGCTTCTGCGGCACAGTTTTTAGCTGGACCTGTGGGATCTGGTGGAACGGTTGGTTATCGCACGATTGATGGCGGTGATTTACCAACTGCAACCACTACTTCAAAGGGTGGCGTTATCGTTAATGGTGGTGGACTTACTTTAAGCACCGACACAGTTCAGATTGACAATAGTGTCACTGCTAGCAGCACCAAACATCTTGTTACTTATGATGCTAATGGTTTAATTACTGGCGGCAGTGTAATTGCGTCATCAGATCTTCCCGTAGCGACAAGTTCTGCCAAGGGTGCTGTTATTGCCAGTGACGGCCTTGCTGTTGATGCAAGCGGTAATCTGTCAATAGATAACACGGTAACTGCTGGAACATACACCAAAGTTACAGTTACTTCTAAAGGTGTTGTTTCTTCAGGTGACACTTTAGCTGCAGCGGACATTCCTGATCATTCTGCTGCGAAGCTAACTTCTGGAACAATTGGCTCTTCTTTGATTGCCAATGATTCAGTCACGGCAGATAAGTTAGCGAATGAATCAACAGTTAAATTTGGCGGTGCTTTAGGCAGCGACAACGTAACTATCTTCCCTGCTGGAGACTTTAAAGGGCAGCTGTTCTGGGATGAAACCAGCCTTGATCTGTACGTTTATACAGGATCAGCCTTTATTCCAATCACGGTTCTGTCTGGCAACCTTGTTAATGCTGGAACGTACAACGCAAACACTAATTTAGTTAGCAGCATTACGACTGCTGGATCATCTGCAGGGTTTGCCGTAGGGTCGGCTCTACCTGCGCCAGTTGGAGCAAACTTAAATCACTATGTGGTTGTAGACACCAGTGGCACAGGTACTGGAGCGGCACCTTCTGTTGCCTTGGCTCCACCTGACATGTTGTTGTCACAGGGTGTTGGAACTGAGTATTCATTAATTGACGTTTCTAACGCTATTGCTGGTCAAACAGCTAGCAACATTTCATTCATTGCGAGTGGAACGATTGCTGCAACAGATGTGCAAGCAGCCTTGCAGGAAGTCGATACAGAAAAGCTGCCAAAAGCTGGCGGCACAATGACTGGTGACTTAAACCTTGGAACTAGCACCAATGTGGTGTTTGAAGGTTCATCAGCTGATGACTATGAGACAACTTTAACGGTCACTAATCCTACAGCTGACCGCACCATTACATTCCCGAATGTTACTGGAACGGTAGTAACAACTGGTGATACTGGCAGTGTCACTAGCACGATGATTGTTGATGGAGCAATCGTTAATGCTGATATTAACGCTAGTGCAGAGATTGCAGTTAGCAAGCTTGCAAACGGCACTGCGCGTCAATTATTGCAGACTGATTCTGGTGGATCAGGCGTTGAATTTACGAGCAACGTCGATGTTCCTGGAACGTTAGATGTAACAAGTGGGGCAACGTTTGATTCAACGGTTGCTGTTACTGGTTTGTTGAGTGCTAATGGCAAGTTAGCGTATCCAGCTGGAACAGCTGCTGCAGTTAGCCTTTATTCAGGATCTGATACTGACACTGGTATTTATTCGCCAGGGTCTAATCAGTTTGGTATTTCGACAGCTGGAACGTCACGCATTGTTGTTGACGCTAGTGGAAATGTTGGGGTTGGCACGGCTTCACCAGTCACCAATTTAGACGTAAATGGTCGCATAGCTGTTGGTGCAGGATCCGCTGGCACTCCTTCTTTTCACTGTAATACAGATACTAATACTGGGATTAATTTACCAGACAGTGATCGAATTCAATTAATTACTGGTGGCAGTGAGAAAATGCGAATCGACAGCTCGGGAAATGTTGGGATTGGAGAAAGCAGTCCTGATCAAAGACTTCATGTAAAAACAGCTAGCGATGATGTTGCCAAGATTGAATCAACAAGTAACGGGAATGGTCCAAATTTAACTTTTGAGCATACAGGATCTTCGCCTGCTGACGATGATGTAATTGGTAAGGTAACTTTCAATGGTACAAATGATGCGAATCAACAAACAACTTTTTGCAACATTCAAGTTATTTCAAGTGATGTAAGTGATGGTTCTGAAGATGGTGCATTTACTTTTAATACTAGAGCTGATGGGTCTTTTTCGGAGCGCATGCGAATCGACAGCTCGGGGAAAGTCGGGCTGGGCGTTGCGAGCCCTGCAAACAACTTGGATATAGCAATAGATTCCAACAACGAAGGC